ATCCGAAAAGAGGCTCATCAGCAGATTCTTTTGTATCTGCTTTCTCATCGACATCTTCCTTTGCTACAGCCGTAATAGGAGTAGGAGCAACAATCTCTCCTTTTGGACTGATAGTTACTGCTGCAGAATAACCAGCACCTTTACGTCCAGCTTTAAACTCAATATCAATACTTTTACCACTGATATCTAGTCCTTTCTCTTCGATATAAGTACAAATTGCTGCTTCAATTTCTTTCTGATCTAGTTGAATATTCATTTATTTGTCTCTATTTGGTTATATTTTAGGTAAGCATAATGGGCTATTAGTAAACTATCACTCAATCCATCTAATAAACCACCACGTTTACCTCTAATAGTTACATGGGGATACAATCTATCACAAATATCCCCTACTTCTTTCTTAATGGCCTTACCTTTGGTCTTAACTCCTACAGTACGTTGCCATACTTTAGGTCCTACTCTGTCTACAGAAGCTCCAGAAGCCATAGAAATAGCATTTACTACACCAGTATTATAACCAAATACAAAGTTACTCTTCGCTGATGTACCAAATATTGCATGAACATCCTCTATTAAAATTACACGTAATTCATATTCAATCTGAATTTGGTGTAACCATTGAAGGATTATCATTGGTTTCTCTATTGTTGATTTAAATGCTACCTGTTTAGTAGCAGGTACTAACAAACAAAAGGAACCTTTCTGACCTGGATCACAGGACACATATGCTATTTCTTTACTCATTCATGCCTCTGTACACCCCCAGAATCAGGTAAAACACCTGATCTGAGGATAGGAGATAGTCTTTTAGGTAAATAGTGGCTTAGGAGCTGCTACAGGCTTAGAATTGCCTCCTGCTGTACCTTCTTTACCACCTTTTGCACGATTACGGGTAATACCTGTCCACTTCTCATCCCAATCTTTGATAAATTGAGCCTCAGTAGCTTCTGCTTTAATTTCAGTAACAGTACGCTTATCCTTGGCAGAGAAGATTTTAGTGATCTCATTTTCTTCACGAGTTTCACCAGATGGAACATATACACCATCATCATTTTTAACATTCTTATCCACTACTTGCTTCATTACACCAAGAATAATATCTTGATTCAGCATTTCAGTAATAACCTGAACTTTAGTAGGGATTTCTTCTTTAGCTTCAAAATTATAAAGCTTTACTACTTTTTCCTCTGTATCCAGACTACCAATTTCTTTACCAGTAGTCAGAAGAGCCAAATGGTTAGCCTGGTTCATACCTGGAAGAAGATGTTTATTACCCTCTTTATCCAGATAAGTATTTTTATTACCTTTAGCATCACCACTGGTTACCCAGAGAGTCTGACGAAGTTGTTGATTGTCAGAAGTAAGAAAATGAATGTTCAGTGACATAGCACCACCTTTGGATTTATCCATATAAGCCAGATCTACCTTAGCTTCATAGATACCTGATTCCAGTACAAAGGAACCACCTCCAAGTACATCTTTATCTTCGATAATATCACTGTCGATTTTTAGGGCTTCTAAAGCCATAATTTAATACCTCAATTGAATTTATAGGTTTACCCAACCTAAAGGGGATACAGCTCCGAAGGAGCCGAATAAATTATTTCCAGGTTATTTTATAAAGTTCTTGTGTATAGTCTGTAGGTGGTGGTGTTTTACAGATTAAATATATATTATTGTATGATATATTAGGTATTGACCATTGAGAAAAAATACTATCAATAATTGGTTTTTGAGCCCATCCCCACCACTCACCATCTTTATCTTGAGTAATCCAATTAATCCATTCAGGTATTTTTATATCAAATTGCATTTGATTCTTTCTCTATATATTTGCGTTTAGTATTTACTGTTTTGATAATTCCACGATATTCCATAGCATCTAATAGTCTGGTAGCTTTACCTTGACCAATAGACATTTTATTACGTAGATTAGTTATAGAACCACTTTTGGTTTCTCTAACAATAGCTAGAGCTTCTTCATACTCTTTTTTATCAATCATTTGTAATACTCATGAATACGGTTTTCCATGATTTTCATGGTAATTAAATTTAATTTCCCATTTTTTTCTTTGTTGTTTAGCTTCTTCTAATGTATAGAAAGATTTACGAATATTTTTATGATTGAGATCTCTTATTTCAGCCATATACTTTTTATTCCCATTTACTTTACTAATCCATACTCCTGTAATACCTGTTGTATTGTCTTTTCTTTTTGAACTGTTTTTATTGTTATTTAGTTGGGTTACTTCCCTTAAATTATTACTTTTATTATTTGTTTCATTATGATCTATATGGTCTATATGTAATTTTGGAAAATTACCATAAAGCATTAACCAAATAATTCTATGCGCTGGGTAATTTCGACTACATAAAACTACATCTAAATGATCTTGTTTCTTATTGTTACAAGGTCTACAAGCACGTTTACCAGCAATAACATTATTATGGTATTTGTATTTTCTATACAAAAAACCAGTTACAGGATCATATTTTAAGTATTTATTAGCAATTGCTGTTGTCATATCACTTTTATTAATAATCATATTAATTGTAGTATTTGTTCAATCTATTAATAACTAATTGAATATCATTAGGTATATATGTCTCATTAGGTTGCCACATACCTATAGGAGCACGTATACGTTGGTTCACTGTTTCTTTAGTAAGATTTACCTGAAAGCAGTGTTTAAAACCTAACATTTCGTCTGCAGGAGAAATCTGTAATAACTCATTTTTATACTCCTCTTTCTCTAAAGTTTTAACTGGCACTTTAACTGTAGATATTACTAAACTAAAGAAAGCTTCAATAGATGTATTCATTAAAGAACCTTTGACTTTTATTAGGCGTTCCATAGACATTTCAGATTCATTTAAAATGTCCATAACATGAGAAGTAAAAATAATATTTTTTGTAGATTTAGCTACAGTTTGGTTCATTAAATTTTTAAAAAATTGTGCGTATGCTCCCCATTGTTGCATGGTATTGCTCGCACCAAGTACATGCACACTTTCAAATAAATCCATCATGAATACAAGAGAGTCAACCACTACAGTATGTATCTCAGGCATATTTTCTGCTTCTTCAATACCTTGAGGAACTTGGTAAGGATCAGTAATAGTAAAAGATTTAAATTTAGAGTTAAATGGCAATAACTTACCTGCTTCTGTGTTTAAGTATATAACTCCTTTTGGATCATCTATATTCATTAAACTAGCTGATTTACCAGAACCAGAAGTCCCACATATTAGTGCTAAATGTTTATTCATTTATAGCTCCATCTCTTTCATTAATTTTCTTATGTACTGTTACAAATACAGTACTCATAATCTCTTCTTCAGCTAATTTATTAGGTAATTTATCATTAAGACTCAATATTCTGGACTCAATAGTTGGTTTTAATAAACCAGAATCAACCAGTAATGTTCCATACCTCAGTAAAGTATTATTCCTACCATTAGTTACAGCATTAGCTAGCATCCACCTCTCCATATTGTTTAAGGAAGCAGTATCTGCAAGGAATTTCTTGTTATCCTCTTGTTTCTTGGTTTTAGGAATAAATAGAAGAGCATCTAATAGTTCACCCTCATTATACCAATAATTAGTACTAGCTGAGAGCCATTTACGAGTCCTATCTGTAGTTTGTTCATCCTTATTAAAGGGTAACCATTCATAGATATTATGCATAAACTCTGTGTAGTCACTCTTATTTAATCTAAGTATATGACTAAGAGGAAATACAACTCTGAATCTATGTTTGTCCTCAGTATGACGTTTAGTAGTGTATGCAAGATATTTATAGTCTTTCATTAATAACTTGAAAGTTTCAATATCTGTTCCCTCATCTACATCAATTACTGCTAGATTAAAACCAGGAATAATATGACTCTCATTTCTATAACCTGCCATTAATCTTCTCCTCTAAGATGATGATTTATCCAATGGATACCATCAGCTTCAGCTAATTTATGCAATTGATCCCATTTAGCTGTCTGATTTTGATAACCTCTGGTTATATCAGTGCTATAGCTGAATATAAGCTCATCTGTATTGGTTTCCTGGAGAGCTTCACCAACAAATAACTCCACATCATCTACAATAGTCTTCTTAATAATGAGATTATTTTTATAACCATATGCAATAGCCAGAGTCATAAGTTCCTGTCTATGAGCACTACCTTTATACATAGGTAGATCTTGCTGAATATCAGCATGAGTTACTTCTTTACCGATATCAGTAATATACTTAGCTAATCTTTCATGGTTAGCTGGTCTATTCAGGATCTCTTTAAATGCATAACCAGATGCTTCAGTTAATTTGATAGCATTGTAGAGATGATCAATTGTTATATGGTTTTTACCATCTATATAGGCATAAGCTCCAGCTAATTTGAGAGCATTAAAATATCTATGAGTTAGTTGTGTCTTCTTAACTTCCTCATGCTCTTTATATTGCTCAGCATCTAGTTCACATTGGTTCTTATATTCCAGTAGCAACAGACTAACTTCTTCTGGCATGGTTAATACCTTTTTAAAGTTACTTTTAGTAGCTAATTTACTTAACTTAACTGCTATTTGTTCCAGTTGCTTATTGAATTGTGTATTACTTAATATGGCTAGTAGCTCTTTAGGAGTCTTCTTAACTGTTTTATGTTGTCTTTTATTGTAACCAAAGAAACATCTACGAGCATAACCAGTCTCAAGCATAGAATAGAACTCTTCTTCTACCTTACTGCCATTTAATAACTTGGCAGGAGAACCAAATAGAAGCATATTAGCTGGAGTTACTCCATCTATTACAGTTCCTCTTTGATTTTCTTTTGTATTCTTAATTAATTTAGTCTTGATTATTCCATCATATAACTCAAGGAATGCAGTTAATAACTCGGAATTACCAAGTAAATTACTACCTGCCTCATCAACAATAAGATTAAGACTACCTGCACCAGCTAAGAGTATTTTTTGTCTCATTTGCTTTAATGCAGGTGTGGTACCACTATCAAAAGAAAATAATAATGGTCCACATTGGTTAAACTCTTCAATTAATTGTTCTAATTCATAATCAGGATCAAGACCAGATTTAGTAGCTTTCTGTGTAGCTACCTTATTCAAATTAACATCTGCTACTTCTGGTAGAACAGTATTAGTATATTCTTGTTTAAATTTATGAGTAATCTGCTCCTCTAATATCTTGGTAGAGTGTCCTTTACCCAATCCACTTGGAGCAAGATTAAATGCGTAGAAATTAATAGGAATAATATCTTTAGTATAGAGCCTAATACTACAATGCATCATTGATGCTAATGTAGTTAAATAAAAATTAGTAGATAGTCTAAAGAACGTAGGATCATAATTTTGTGTTCTATTACATATTACATCTACAATTTTCTCTGCTAAAGGAAAGTATTCCATGTCCTGGAATGCTTTCATATATTTTTTACCTTCTTAAGCATGTCTGCTTTCTTAATACGACCAAACCAAACATTACGATAAGCTACAACAGATTTATTTAAATCTAATTGTTTATTAGTAAGGTCTACTAATTCCTGCACAGTCCA